ATGTGTTCTTTGCTCATAAGGTGCTGTATTTGTGCTGTAGACGTTTAAACTTTATTTTGGTGTTTAGTCTTCGTAAGTTTCAAAAACCGTCTTCATCTTGTTATGGATTTCCCTTAGACAGCTTGCGCAGTTTGTTGCGTTTGTTTTCACTCTAAAGATACGGCTGTATATTTTTATCATTTGATCTCTTTCGCTTGGGCGGTAGGTTGTAGACCCTTTTGCAAACCATTCCTTTAGCCAATTGTATTCGTCTTCCAGTAAGCAGTCAGGTTGCTTCGTGTTTCTGAATAATTCGTTGAGCTTATTTTTTCGTTCAGTACAGCCGCAATCCTCGCCTAAAATAAACTTTGCCACCTTTGCAGCTCCTGTCTTTTCCAATACCTCCTCAACTATATCGCCTACTCCTTTCTTGGGTTGCTTTCTTGGCTTCCGTTTTTTTGTTGTTTTACTCATTTCCTAATTTTTTAAATATGATTATTTTATACTTGAAAATATTGAAGATACGCTTTACTTCGTATTGTGGTTTCATCTTATTTCTTTAAATGCACAAAAGCGATTCCATTACATCAATCTCCTTTTGCGTTTGTGTATCCGCTTTAAGGTTGCCTACAAGCTTGCTTTTTAATCTGCGTATCTCTTGCTTGATGTACTTGGTTCGATATATTGGTCTGGTATCCTCTTGCTTCTGGACTATGTATCCGTGTTCCTCCAGCAACTTAATGCTTTCCTGAATCTTTGCTTGTTGTTCTCTGTAGTGGTTAAATATTTGATTTTCTATACTCATGGTTATTTAGTTTATTATATATTTTTTGTTCTGATTTACTTAGGTTCGTGTAATGGTAGAAAGGACTTGATAGCATATCGCTTTCCTTTGGGTAGTATGCCTCATCTTTTTTGCCGATTGCAATCGTGTTGAAGTATAGCCACTTTCTGCCCTTTTCCATTTTAACTTTCATGCTTACTTTTTGTTTTTTTGCTTTACAAAGTATCGGTATTCGTCTTTTAGTTTCTCTCGTATCTTGGCTTTACATCTTTTCAAAGTATAGAATATCGTCTTTGTGCTGATGTTAGAACCCTCGGCAATCGCTCTCATGCTGATTGCATCCTCTCGGTGCTTATCCTGGATCCCTGTATAAACTCTAAATACTCCATTATCAAAATACTGCCAAGTATTCATTTCCTTAATGATTGCAGCCTCTAACTTCTCGCTATCATTTGGCTGGTAGTAATCGTATTCCACAGCAATTGGATTGTCATCTATGTCTATTTTGCGCACCTTTTGTTTTTCTTGTTGATAATTTAAAAATAAATTTTTTAGAATCGTGTAAAGGTATCCCATATTAGGCTC